ATTGCTTTATACAATATGTACTGAATGATGGAATAGGTTTTGCTTGACCTTGCGCCCCCCTGATGTACTATGAGTCGGGTGTTGGCTGCTTCAGTTTGTTCAAATAATATAGTTGCATTAACCTGCATTTGGTCTTACTATATTAATTTTTAGGGTGTTATCAACATTCCCATCGTTGTCCTCAAAAGAAATACGTTGACTTTCTATGTACCCACGTTTTTTACCTTTAGTCTTTAAATAAAATATTGTTGAACTCACCTCCCCGTTTTGTATCTGCTTATGCAGTTGGCTCTCGGCAAAGTCTAAGGCTACATCCGATAAGGCTTCAACTTTGGCTTTGTACTCGGCATCGGTGCGCATCCACTCATAGTGCGTTTCTCTGGTAATGCCTATTGACTTTGCGGCAGTTGTAACCACTCCGAGTGACTTTTCTAAAGCCTCCAGCATTGCGACCTTTTTAAGTGTCAGATTTTGTAAGTTGTCTTTTGCCATTACTCCTTAGCTTTTGGTGTGTACTTTTTGCCGTTCAGCTTTATTTCCAAAGTGCTATCCAAAGCAATCATGCGGTCTATTATCACTTGGCAATACTTGGGGTCAAACTCAACCATATAGCACTTTCTTTCTAATTGGTGCGCTGCAACCATTGTAGTTCCGCTTCCACCAAAACCATCTGCCACGATATCGCCCTGCTTGCTGCTGTTGCCAATCTGATAAGCAATAAGCGGGATGGGCTTCATTGTGGGGTGTTCTCCGTTCCTGTTCGGCCTGTCAAACTCGAGCACCGTAGTTTGCTTTCTGTCAGCATACCATCCGTGTGCTGCGCCCTCTTTCCATCCGTAAAGGCAGGGCTCGTGTTTCCATTGGTAATCTTGCCTACCCATTACCATGCTGCTTTTAACCCATATAAGGCACTGCTTAACCATTATGCCGGCATTTTTCATTGCAAGCCTAAAGTTTGCCCCCTCGCTATCGGCGTGCCAAACATACCAAGCACCACCTGCTTTGGTGTATGCTCCTAAAGCTGTATAAAAATCATAAAGGAATTGATAAAAATCGCCATCGGTCTGCTTGTCGTTTACGATGGTTAGCTTTTCTTTTGTGCAGCCCTCGTAAGCCACATTGTATGGCGGGTCGGTAACCACAAGGTCGGCAAGCTGCTCTCCAAATAACTTGGCAAAGGTGTCGGTCTGGGTACTATCTCCACACAGCAACCTATGCTGCCCAATCTCAAACAGGTCCCCCAATACAATATCGGTTTCGCTTCCACCAACAGGCACATCAAAATCATCCTCTTCAGCATCTAATTCCAATTGCATTGATACAGGTAACTCCAATCCCCATTCTTCTAACTTTTGAGTATCCCACTCGTTTGCCAGTATATCCCAATCCCACTCACCAAAGCCTACGTTGTCTTTAACTATAAACTCTTGCTTCTGCTCCTCTGTTAGCTCGTTAGCTTGCTTTACCCACTCCGCAGGTAGTTCTTTATATCCTAAGTGTTTAAGTGCGTTAAAACGCATATTACCGCCTAAGATTATATTGTCCTCGTCAATAATAATTGGACGCAGTTCCATCATTTTTGGAAATGCCTGTATGCTATCGCATAGCTTTTTAAACTTATCGTCTTTTATTAGACGTGGATTGTTTGGGTTGGGCTTTAATTCTGTTATTTTCATTATACCAAAGTTAACATTTCTTTTCTAATTCCTTTGCCCGGTATGTGAACGGGCTTGGTAAAGTCGTGTGTTTCAGGCTCAAAGTTAGCCCAATCTTTTAATATATCTTCAATTCTGTCTTTATAATTTCGGTTTGCGTTGCTATGAATCAGCTTTTCACGGTAGCTTTCTACACTATCCCTGACATGACTGTAATGGTGGGCTTCAATCTCTTCTCTTTTGAAGATGTGAATGTTTTTTGCTGGGATTGCCCGTGTGGGGTCTACCCTTATATCCCAAGCATTTAGTTTTAGGTTGCCGATTGTTTGAATAAATGGTATGTAGTATGTTTCGGGCGTGGCAAACTTTACTGTTTTATACTTATAGTAGGTTTGCATTTGGCAAGCGGTGGCTTGTAGGTTGTTTCGGTTAATAAAATAAATAGCCCTATCTACCTCTTCAGGTTTGTAAACCTCATCGCAATCCATTAGCAGTACATGGGTGCAACCAATAAGCCTATCAATACCTTGTTGCCTTTTTTCCATTTCGCCTTTGTGGTCTTCGTATTTACCATAGACTAATTCTATTTGATTTGCGAATGGTTGAATACCAGCAATGCTTTCTTTTAGGTTTTCAAGTCCGTCAAATATGTTGTATACTACTCCTAACTTCATCGTTTACTTACAATAATTTTCAGTTGTTCTTTGGTAATTACATTATACATATCTAAATGTATTCTTTTTGCTGTTTCTCATAATTCTGTATTGCAAAGTATTTGGAATAACACCTATGCTATTTGCGGCACTTTTTATACTGTCATAAATTTTACCCGTAGTAACATCTATAACTTTTTTACTTGAGTTATTAGCCATTCGCCCTTGTTTTGCTGCGTGTTGTAAGTTTTCTGCGTTTGTACACCATTGAAGGTTTTCTACTCTGTTATTGCTTGGGTTGTTGTCAATGTGATTAATCATTGGTTTATTATCTGGATTAGGAATAAATGCCTTTGCTACAAGCCTATGTGTTAATTGTAATTTCCTATCCTCAAATGTATGCCTAACATAACCTAATTTATCTGTCCACCCTTTTAGATATTTAGGTTTTAGATATGAGATACCCCACCTACTTCTCATATATCTGCCTACACTTCTAACATTACCCATGTTGCTAACTTCATAACTTGAGTATCCAACAATTGGTTTCCAAATTTCTTTTTCCATTTTTATACAAAAAATCCCACAGGGTTCAGTCGGGCAGGACTTCCCCCTAATGGGATAAATTTCTTGTTAACTTCACGACTGCCCTCGTGTTATCTATGCTAAGATACATATTATTTTCTATTTTTGGTAATTTCAAATAACTTTTCTTTACTTATAGTTCCGCTGTGCGCTAAGTTATGACATACCCGGCAAAGTGCAACCAGGTTGTTGGCGTGGTCTTGTTCTGCCTTTTTTTTGCTGCCAAACTTAGAACGGGGTATTATGTGGTGTATGTCTACCGATGTAGCGTTACATACCTCGCAAGCTATCCAAGTGCCTAAGTCTACTCCTAATGCTTTATGGTAGTTTACTATGTGCGCTTGCATTGTTAAACTTTGTTGGTGTTAAAGTTGGTTAAGTTCGTTTTTTACTTCTTGCCAATATTTATATGGAACGCTATCTGCATACCATATTTGGTTAGCATTTAATATCTCATCAACCGCTATTAGGGATGCTTCTTTAGCTGCGGGTATGCTATCACCTGTTCCACCGGATATTTTGCATAGCGGTCTGTATTTCTTTACTAACTCCGCTGCTTTGTCTTTCGCTGTTTCCATGTTAGTTAGATTTGGTTAGTTGTTTCGCTGTCATTTCTTCTATTTTTATTGGTTAATTATTTATTTAAGGTTTCGCAATTCGTCCGATAATTGGTTTGAAATTTGAGCTACCAGTTCTTTGTCCATTAAAAGCCTAATGCTGTTTTGGTCTGAAACTTCTACTATCTCTAATACAAGAGTGGTCATATCTTGCTGATATATCTTAACCTTTTGTTCTTCCGTGTTGAATATTGTTACTTTTAGTGCCATGTTGTTTATGCTTTGTTTAAAACTGGTTAATACTTAGGTATTGCTTGATGGCTTCGGCTGCTTTATCTGCCCGTTCTTTATTTAGCCCATTTTTTTCATCTAACTCTACTATTATCCTGTACTCGTTGAGATGGTCATAGGTTCTTTCAACATTAACTTTCCACCTCTGCTCTGTTTCAATTGGCTCACCCTCTGTTGTATCAATAGGCTGAACAAGGTGGTAGTGCCTTAATTTGGCTTCTACGATGCGTTCAATTGCATCTAAATCGGATTGTGATAAGTTAGTCATTTGATGTGGGGGTTAGGGTTTGGAGGTCTAATAAAAAGTTTTTATAAGATGCTTCTAATTCGTAATAAATACCCGCATCTGTTAGGTTTTCTTCTTTTCGTGCTAATTGGTAGAGCCTTTCATATTTAGCTATTTGGTCTTTAATCTTCTTTTCTACTGCTTGCTTATAGGCTGTTGCGCCATCAACGTATGCAAGTTTATAATCTTGTTTTTCAATTTCGCTGTTAGGCTTCAATATATTAGCCTCGTATTCTGATTTTTCAATCCACTCGTAGTTTAGTGTCATGGTGTTTGTTTTAAAGGGTTTTAAGTTCAGTTAAATCGTATTCCCAATTTACTTTATTATTAGAAAGGTCGGCTTCAGAGGTGCTATACCAGACAACAGCTTTTGCGTTTTTAGGGCTTAGATAAAGCCCGTTATAAGGCATAGACAAAGCAACTATAATTCCTTTCCCATCTGGCGTTTCAACTAATTGCCCTAACTTAAATGGCGGTATTTTAGCCGCTAATTCAATTTGTTTTTTATTATATTCTGTTTCCATCTTTTAAAGGGTTATTCCGCAATCGGTTAGTACTAAATGAATTTTTTCACACAAAGCCGCTGTTGTTTTTTCTTCTTCCTCAAAAATATCCTCGCCAAATACATTAAAACTATCCTGTGCTGACTGATTGGCTTCAATTGCCTTTTGTAATAGTTCTTTCAACAACTCCCCTAGTTTCTCCTTATCGGAATTGGCTTTTGCTAACTGGGTGGTTAAACTTTCATTCTCCTTTTGATACTTTTCAATAGTAAATACCTGGGCTTCGTTTACTTCTTTTAACAGAGTGTTCTCGGCTTTAAGGGCTTGGTAGTTAGCTATTGAGGTTCTAATTATTTCGCCAACCTCATCTTGAAAATGATTAGCTTCTTCAAAATCAATAGCCCCGCTTTTATCTTTAAACAGGTTTTGAATTGCGCCCCACCCCCGTATATCTACCAATGGCTGACAATGGCCGTCTTTTCTAATTGTAAATACAGTTGCATTATCATACATTAGGTTAGTACCTATAAAGTCTTTTGGTGTGTGGTTATTCTCCATTGTTAGTGTTGTTACTTGGTTTTAAGTTTGTCGGTTATGGCTTGCTCTACAAATGCGGTTATGGTTATGCCGGTTGCTTTCTTGCGTTCCTTTATTTGAGTTAACAAGTTACTGTCAATCTTTACGTTTTCTTTGCTCATAGCTTTATTATTTATAGCCCAAAATTATTTAAAATTATTACACCTCCAAACATTATTTTCGCTTTTGGCTTAATCGCTTGGTGGTTAGGGGGTTAGCGTTTCTTTTACATAATTACCCCATTGCTCTGCCATTGCTTTAGCTATTCCAGGGAATGTTTTACTTCTTAATTTTGAACGCTCTTCTTTTGTCTTAGCGGTTAATAATGCCTGATAATACCACATTGGTTGGCTTTTTATTCTACCCGTTTTTCCATCGGTCCAGTAGTGCCGTTCCTCTGTTTCAACGTGCGTTATAACATTATCAAATAAGTTTACTTCTGCATTGTGGTAAAGTAGCGGTAGGTTTTTAAGCCATAAGCAAGTTGTTTTTTGAAAGCCATCTCCAAAAAAATAGGGCTGTATTACTTGGCTTGGCTTTTTATATAGCTTACTCATTATGCCAATAGGGTTTTCAATTGCTATGTGTTTTATGTTTACGTTTGCAATAGCCATAAAAAAATCAATGCCCTCTTGTTGCCTACCATCTTTGCGTTTTTCTTCAAAGTGCATTGCACCGCTTACTGCTAAATGTGTGCAAGGTGGAAACGCAATCAACATATCCCATTGTTCACGTTCAATAACCTTAAAAATATCTTCTTGGTAATGCCATTCCGGATGTCCACCGCTACATTCTTGTATGTCGCAACTAAATGCTTCAATGCCAAGTTTACGCAACTCTATTGTTACCGCTTGGCTTTCTTCACAACCTACCAATACTCTCATATCTTACCTTGTTTTATTAAATACTCCAATGCAAGTTTTTTGCAAAGTGATATTAAATCATTTTCTAATAATCCCGATGTTAAGTCTTGGGCTTTCTTTAATGCCTCACGCCTTACGTCTTTGTTTAGGGTATTTGCCTTAGCTGTATATTCAGCGTGTAATAAATCGGTAGCACGTTGTTTAATTGCATCACGTTCCAGTTCACTCATCACCCCGTTAAGCGTTCCTTTTTTCTTTAGCCAGTTGTAGCAGCCTATTGCGCCCATATCATCAACTATGCTTTCACCGGCTAACACTTTGGCTTTTATTCTTTCAAAACCCGCTTGGCTTATGGCTTCTTTTTCTTCGGGGGTAAGTTCAATTACAATCGGTGGGTTTAACCGTGCCAATACCGCTTTTTTTGTGTTTAGCGTTTCGGCTGCGTTTAAATAGCTTTTTATGCCATTGTGGTATGTAACTATGTTTAGACCGTAAAAGTCCCCGTAAACTTTCCGTATGGTGTTATTAAGCGCAATTTTAACCTCTTCAAAACTGATTGAGGGAAAATGCTTTTTAATCTCCTCTTTTAAGTCCCTGGCTTGAACGGTCAAATCTTGTTCTTGTTCTTCGGTTACTTTGCCGTAGGTGTAATGGTGAAGAATAGAAACCAAATCACCATAGGCTGTTAAGTCGGTGTGTATAGCTTTGGCACTATCCATCAGCAACAACATCTTTTGCTCTTGCGGTGTTTGCATTAGCTTATATCGGTCTTGCGTTATTAATTGACTATTGTTCATTTTCTAAGTTTTTACGGATGCGTTCTGCTACTGTTATTGTGGTTGCTGTTTTGCTTTTTACAGGCTGTTGGGCTTTATTAATTTTAGGCTCAAATATACCAGTCCAATTGTTTGTTATAGCATCTTCAATCGCTGATTTTATTTCTTGCTCGGAATATTGCAATCGCCAGCTTTGAATTTTTGCAACTAAAATTTTTGCCGCCCCCTCGGTGAGGGTTTTTTTATTAGACAAACGGTTTCTAAAATGTAAAACCATTAAATTTTTAATATCAACCTCAAGGTTAGTATTTGTTAAAATACTAACATAATCACTTTCTTTTAAGAAAGTATTATTCTTATTCTTATTCTTTAATGGTAGACTTTTGCTAACGTTTTGCTTAAGCATTGCTTTAGCATTGCTAAGATTTTGATACTTAGCTGTACCGCCCTGTTTACCTGCGTTTGCTCGTTTTTCGTACTTCTCAATTTGTTCTTTTCGTACAATCTCCATTTTTTTATTGTAGAGTTTCCCGTTTTTTTCTTGAGAAAACTTGAGCAAAACTTTATCCAGTGTTTCATGGCTGCATTTGGCTATAAAAATCAACTCTTCTTTATCGGTTGGTATGCCATCATTTTGCCATTGGTGGTTTAAAAGTAGTATATAAGCCCCCACCCTATCAGCAGCCCACCCGGCTGTACTACGATTAAATAAATCGTGGTAAAAAGGGTACCATTGTTTATCAAACTGTTTAGCCATAGATACAAAAAATTAGCCCCCTTAGTAAGTTAAAGTACGGTTGGACTGCGACACGACTCGCTCCGTAAATTAACCCTAAGAGGGTATATTGTAAATATGATTTGCTTACCATTGTGTCGTGTTATTGAATTGTGTCCGTAGCAAATATAACAATTTATTTAATGCAAAATGTAATGTTCAATTTTAAAGTTAATAAACTCGTTACCTTTTTTAGTGTGTGTTTTGGTGGCTACTATTTTAAATATCTCCTTATCGTTAAACCCGTACTTCTTTTGCAGTATATCCTCAAAGAGTTTTATCGGGTTGCTAAGGTCAGCCAATGGGCTGCTAAAACCAAATTCTAAAGTGAGAATGAAAGGCGGCTCTGGTAACTTCAACTTTGGCAACATCAACATTACCGCCCGTTCATAACTCAAATAGTCTTTAGACTTATAACGTTTTCCTTGCCACGCTTTATTGACGCTTAGTGGCTTAATTGGTAGTGAGTACATCAATTAGTTTTGCTGTTAACTCTAATTTCAACTCTACTGCCTTATTAATAGCTTCTTGGCACTCTATTATGTCCTCTTCTATTCGTGGCACGTCAATAGTCCGTAGCCCCTTTTTAGGATGGTAAACCAATACCTTAGCCGCTTGGCAATCCAACACAAGCATATTCATTACACATTGCCAGTACACATCAGGTCGTTCTTTCTTTAGCTTTTCTACCGTGTTACATAATACCAATTCAACATACTTGTTAGGGGTAAAAGGGCATTTAACTTCAAGGTATATCTTTTGAAAGTCTATCAGTTCTACCCCATCAGGGCTTACCCCTGCATTCTCACCAAGAGGTACAAATACTTTAGAGCCATAGATAACGGCACCGGTGGTTGGGTAGCTAATATATTCTTGCATCGCTGCAAACTCATTGACGCTACCCGCTATCATTGCAGGGCTTTGGTAGTTATCCTCATCGTAAATACCTATGCTCTCCCCCGCTAAGGTCTTAATATAGGTCTTAGCGGTTTCATTGTTAAAGCCTTTCATTAGTTTGTGGACAAGGCTTGCAGTTACTTTACCTCTTCGCTGCTCTGCCCATACATCAAAACTAATATCGGCTTGGTTAAAATGTTCTACTAATGCTGATGTTTCCATTATCGTATGTTAAGTAATTCTTGTTCGTTCTCTTTTGATACCCGGTAATAGTCTTTAATCTTAGCGATGGTTGTTGTTCCATCTTGCAGCTTTACAATAGCCCCGTTCCATTCTTTGGATAGTATGCTTTTGTTCTTATCGGAATACTTATTTAACCATGGCTTCTCATTTAGTTGTACGGGTTGAGGTGCTACACTTGCTGCGTTACCATCATCATCCTTATCAATGTTAAGGTTAAGCAAGGCGGCCAATGAGTACCTGCGTTGGTATGTTATGGCACTACCAATAGATTGCGGGTCGTTCTTAACTGGCTTCATTATGCTGTTAGCCATAATATACTCTCCACTTTCTGCGTGGGCAAGCATAGTTATTAAACCATCGCCACAAGGCAACTGCGTAACCACTAATCCACTTTCTTGTAGCGGGTCGGCTATTGCATCCTGTATAGCGGGTAAGTCTGCGTAAAGCGAATGAAAGAAAGGGTTGGTGTTTTCTTTTTTAATCTTACCTATCTTGATACTAAATAGCATTAGGGCTTTGGTAAGGTTAACGATGCTGTCTGATTTCTGAAGTTCCATAGTTGTTTGTTTATATGTTATCTAAAATTGCGGTTTCAATATTTTCAAAGTCAAAGCCCGATAGTTCTAATAAGGTTGTGATGTTCTTACCGGCTAACATAACATCTTGTATTTCTACTGATGCGTATTCAGGTGGTGTTAACCTATCACGGCTTGGTCTTTCAGGTGTGATGTCGCATACAACATCAACCTCAATTTCTATTTTAATTGTCTTTATCATAGGTATTCAAATATTAGTTTGTTGTACATTGATTGGTATTTGTCTTTTTTGTCTTTGTAGTTGGCAATCTCGGTTGCTATTGTTCTTATGCAATGCAGCACCGTTGCGTGGTCTTTGCCCCCTATTCGCTCGCCCATCTTTTCAAGGCTTAATCTTAGTACCCTGTTTAGTAGGCAATACTCGTTGTACATCCAACAGGCTAATTGACGGGCTTCAACTAAATGCCTTTTGCGGTTTTTGCTTTTAAAGTCCACAATAGTAATATTTAGTTCCTGACAAACAAAGTCAATCCAAATGTCAAAGTCCTGTAGTTGTTCTATCTTCATAGCGTTTCTACCAAAGAACATAGCCTTGCCCCTCTCGCTTAGGTTTGGGAATATATATGCTTGGCTTGTCATTATTTAAGTATTAAGGTGCTTGCCACTTTAGCGATGTTCTCGCTTGTTAATTCTTCATCGGTAAAGTCATACACTACAGGGCTTCCATCGCTTTCCATTGGTGCTACACCCTCTGATATATGCAATGTTTTTGCTATTACATTGTGGAAACCGTGCGTTTTGCGTATATCAAAACAAAGGTCATAAAACTGATTGTTTTGCTTTGTAATGCGATTAGATGCCTCATTAAGAAGTTTCTGTATACGCTCCTTTTCTTGGTCGCTTAAACTCCAAGCTGTATCTCCATAAGCATTTAAAGCGTTACGCCATTGCTCATCTGTTTGGGCTGTGCCGATTAACTCGGCTAATTGATATTCTAGTTCCATAGTTAAAAGGTTTTATTAAGTTCAACCAAATACTCTTTTTGTATATCCTCGGCAATCCATTTTGCAGCTTCGTAAAACTCATTAAAGTCAAATGATTTTTTTTGCTGATAAGCATTTTCGCTTATTCCCTGCATAGCATATGCACCCTTGTATATCATTATACAATCAGAACTCATAGATTGGCAAATGTAATAGGCTTGGTTTCTCAAAAAAGCTATAAGTTTACCATCTTTGCCGTTTGCGTAAAAAGCCCACAATACAAAGCCGTGTTCACGTCCGTTTTGGTAACACTCAATTCCTGCTATTATTGACCTATCGCAAATATTATCTGTTGGCTCACCATTCTGTAATTCAGCTATTACCCTTTCTGCGGCTAATAAGCTATCGCATTTTCTTAGTTTCATAGTTAATTTTAGTTTAAAATTTCTGTTAACGTTTGAATGTCTGCTAGTATGCAATTGTCCTTTAACAACTTTACCCCTGCGGTTGCAATGTCTTCTACATATTGCGTAGCTGGTGCGTTAAAAGTGTTCCATACTGATTGGCGTGCAAAGCCTGTTTCGGCTTGCAACGTGCCGAGTAAATTAGCCCCTTTCAGAGCTTTGTATATTACTCGTAGTTGTGTTGGTGTGTGTGTCATTTTTTAGTTATTTATAATCCTGTTACTTTATAATTACAATCTTTATTGCCAATCTTAGCACCAAACTCTTTTTTATAAAATGTAATAGCTTGTGCTAAATTTTCAAACTTGAATGAGGTTACGTGATACCAACCCCATTTAGCTTTTTTATATAGGTTAAATACTTTCATAATTATGCTGTTATATTGTTATCAATTATGTACTGAGCCATTTTACGTAGTCCGTTTATTCCTTTACGTTCTGATGGTGTAAAGTTTACCATTACTAACTCATAACGTTGTATAGGTGTTAATGCATCCCATACTTTATAACCTTTTTGCAATTTGCTTATTTTAATTTCTAGAGTTGTCATTGTGTGTGCTTGTTTTGTTTTACAAATGTATAAACTATTTTAATACCTTTCACACAAATGTAAAAATAATTGTAGCAAATTTTGTAACTGTTTGAAAATCAAACGGAATAAAATAAAAAGCCCCTAACATTTCTGCTAAGGGCTGATATAAATATATGTAGTTTGGGCTAATTTGCCATCAGTAATATACCCCCCGTTATTCCAACAGCTATTCCGCTAATTAGCCAAGCCAACCGTTTTGGTTTGGGCTGCTTAACAACTACGTTACTTATTCCAGTTATTCTCACGCTTGGGTTTTCAGTTGTTACTAATACAACAGGCTTAGACTTTTTTAAAAAACCTTGCTTTTCGTAACCCACAATAGTAGTCAATTCGCCTAAGTTTGTTACATTCTTTGTAATTGATATGCCTGTGCTATCAACTTTGCCTTGTATGGTGTCCCACTTGGTTTCATAGGCAAATTCCGTTCCTATTGGTATGCAATCTACCATATTGCCGATGTCGGTAAAATGGTCGGAAGTGTCTGTAACTTTAGGTTTATTGGTGTATTCTGCCAATATAGGCTCTTTTACTACCTTAACATTAACCTTTGTTACTTGGCTTATTTTTTTAAAACGTTTGGCTTCATCTTCTGCTAATATGCGAGCGTTGCGTTCCGTGCTTAATAGTTGGTTTTGGGTGTACTCACGGGTGCTATCTTGCTTAATTCTCTCTATAAACCTTTGGTCTTTAGATAGGCTTTCGGCTTGCAAATCATTAATCATTGATTTATTAGCCTTGTCTTTCATTACACCGTAGCAAGTCCCTAAGCCCAAAATAATTATTATCAACCCCATTATTATTAACAGGCGTTGCATTAGTCTTATGTTTTTCATACTTTATCTGGTCTTTTTATATCCTGTGGTCTGTTAGCTGGGCATTGCGGTTTCAGTATTTCGGTTGCCGCTTTGATTATTCCCGACCTTAGTTCGGGGTGTCCGTCAAAAATATTAAGAATTACATCAGCCATGTCATCGGCTGAAAAGTCATCGGTAAAAGCAAGGTTGTAACAACCCTCTTCTTCGGTGTAAGAAATGAAACGGTCTATCATGTTAAAAAGGTTCTCTATGGGTAGTGGTTAACCCGTGTTTTTTATCAAAGATATAACAATATGCGGTTTTTGGTATACCAATATAACCCGATTGGTAATGCCAGTTATCAGACGTTGCCACCGCCCTTAACCAATGCACCTCTACGCTTGGCATATCTAAAGACTTTTTGAACATAAATGTTTTTTCGTGGTGCTTATCCCCTAAAAACCAAAAGCAATTGCTAACATTTCCCCAATCCTTTCGCCTTTCAGTTGCCATCAGTAGCGGCAAAGCTGCGGTCTTCTCTTTGTCCCCGTGTGCAAAGCCCAACAAATTCATTCCATATATAGTATACTTACGTTGCACCCCCTGTAAGTCTATTGTTACGTTTTCATTGCTGGCATAGATTAACTCAATGCACTTGGATAGGTAGAACAACTTAGTGGCATCGTGGTTTGAATAGACTGTAATTAAATCAACGGGCTTACCCGATTGTAACATATAATCAACACACCAACGTATCAACTCCACCCCTTTGCTAAAACTATCTTTCCAATCAAATAGACTATCCTGTGGAGTTCCTTTTACTGTGGTGTTTTTCTCGTCATTAGCATTAAAGAAATCATTGCCAATGGGAAATACTATTTTTTCGGCTGATAGGCACTTACTAAAAAGAGCCACAAAGGCTCTCTTAAAATGTTCTATATTGCTTTCAATTGAACTATTAGTGTGCGTGTTGTCAACTATGCAAACCTTGTCAATGTGGGCATCAAAAAGATTGATTAGCCCTATGCTATTACTTACTATTTTTTTACCTAAATTAGGGGCGCAAAATTGGTAGCCCTTTAAACTTTCGGCTAAGTTACCGATAAAATCCCCCTCGTGTCCTACCTTAAAGAATAGCGAGTGCTTATGACCGTTACCGTCTGCCTTAGTTGTTTTGAGCCACCCGTGAGATACGCTGCCATAATCAATACCCTCTTTGTCTATTACGGGAATGTAGCCCTTTTCATTTACCTCATCTAAGCGTATCTGTTTAAGGTGCTTGTTTATTTTTTGGCGGGCATTTTCAAAAGAGCAACCGTACCTAACAGCCATACGCCTGTAATACTCAAAGGGGCTTTCTCCTTTATTTCGTGGGTTTTCAGCTACTCGTAAGTGCCAAACTTTTTGGTTGGGTTGGCTCATTCGTTTCGGTTTATAACATTAGAATAGATACCTCCCAATACAATCAATATTAAGAGGGCGATTATCATTTTTTATAAATGTTTTTATCAGGAATACCAATAGAACGCAACCAACGCACCGTATCAAATGAGGGGCAAGCCTTAGCCGCAAATTGATTATGCCCCGCAACAAGTATGTCGGGGATAGCTTCAATAACCTTTTTGATATATGCCGCCATAACTTCCTTTTGCGCTTCGGTACGGGTGTCTTTAGGCTGTTTCATATCCTTACTCATACCACCAACATATACAAAAGAACGGGTAATGCTATTCATATTCAGCACCCCGTTTGTTATTTCACGGCTTTCCATATATTCATTGTCATCGTAAGGTACAATGTTTTCAATAGTGCCATCTAAGCGAATAACATCAACATAGCCTGCGGTTTTCCAACCTCGCCCACCTTTAGCTACTGGTAGTGTATGGTAGTCTTTAATTTGCTTTGCGGTCATATCCCTGCCCTCTGGAGTAGCGGTACAATGAATACAAAGAAACTTAATCTTTTTAAACAGGGGTGTTTGTGCTGTTATCATTTTTTGTGTTTTGCCAAGTTGTTAATGAAAGTAAAGCTGCTACCAATGCTGCCATACTTGCAATAGCCCCATCGTTCATAGGCTGGTTTTTAAAGGTGCAATAGGTAACGTGAAAGCATATACCGGCTGAAAAAAACAAGGCAAGCACCCGCCTAAGCGAATACTCACCGTCTTTACCTTGTAACATCTGTTTAATTGCCCCCATTGTCTTTATTATCATTAAATACGAATGAACCCTCGTTTTGTATTATTTTAAAATCAATACCACGTTTATATAAATAGTCTTTTAGGGCTTTGTTTTCACGGTGTACCGTTAGCAAGTCCAAGCGCATCTCATCAATCTCTTTGCTCAACTCATCCACCCGTGCGCTTAGTTTTTCGGCTGTTTCCCGCCATATCTTGATGGCGTGTTCTACATTCTCCAACTCGCTACCTTTGGCATCGGCATTGCTTTTCTTACGGGTAAAAAACCAACCAAAGAAACCGCCACCGCCAGCACCGCCAATAGCTGTTACAATTGTTTCTAACCACCCCTCCATTATTCTGCTTTTGGTTGTTGAGCCTTATTTATTGCTTGTAACAATATTGTAATTTCATTATAGCATTGATTAGCAGGTAATGTACCCAGCACGTTAGCTATTTGGTTTGCTTGTTCAATTGTTAGTTGTACCATTTTTTTTAAATTTATTCCAATTATATCCACCAAATATACGCACTACATAGTAAAATAACCACTTTGTAAATTTATTTGTATTGCACTTCCCCATATCAATTAAAAATTGCCTGTCCGCAAACTCCCTTGTGTAGAGGTTATTCTCATATAAATAATCATGGATAACAGCCGGGTAAGTATAAGTGCCATAAGGCGAGTATATCCCCCATAGTAAACGTGGTACACTTGCACCGTTGCTTATCGTGCCTTTAGGTACTAAAAGTTGCCTACCATTAATCAGTTGGTGGCTTAATGGCTCTAAAGTCTTAAACCTACCCCGTGTTGATTTTGGCAACAACTCTACCTTTGGGTTATCAGTTATTTTAGCGTCCATAATTATACATCAAACCTACCTTGTTGCTCTGCTCTTAATACAACATCATCTTTAAAATCTTCATTGCTTATAGGTAAAACTATGCTTTCTAAAAAATGAACATAATCATACTCCCCCCACGCCCCGGGTGTGTCTGCTGGCACATAATCTCCCGTAGCTGGGTTGACAAATACGCTGTTATCAGCCCTTAGTTCTACGGTTATGTTTCTTACTATTCCCGTTGGGCTATTCTCTAAAACACCATTAAGGTAATGCTCCACTTCAACTAATAATACGCTGTATTTTTCAGCGTGGTAGCTAAACGTGCCTTTTATAACCGCCTTACGGGTATAGTCAGGCAATGCGGGATGTGGTGTTAATAAGTCTACTGTTTGCATTATGCTTTAAGTAATTGTTGTCCTGTTTTTAAATCTGATATTAATGCTGCTACTCTTTCAGCTAATTGAGAAAGGGTAACAGTAGTTGTATCAAAGGTTGTTCTTGTCAACGTGCCTGTTGGTGTTCCCCATCCGCCTATTGAATAAATTTTTACTATATCATTGTTTTCAGTCCTAAAGTGTGGGGCTGCATTACCCGCTACTATATCTGCTGAATACATCTGAAAACCATCGCCAAGTGTTATACCCGTTGTTGGTGCTACACCTGTTTTAAGCGCAAATGTATTAGTGGCGTTAGTTCCAAACTCTGTGGTAGAGCCAGTATGTACCCCTATACCAAAATTTGTATTTTCAAAATAAAAAGTAAAACTACTTACGGCTGAATTACCTAATGTAAATTTTTGACGTGCAGCCGAGCCAAATACTACCTGATTCCAATGTGCATACCCACTACCAGAACCTATACCCATTTGAATTATACGGGTACTTTGAGCGTAAATATTACAAGCATCAGAAAGAACGGCATAACCAGTTCCATTAGAAAAGGATGTTCCATTTGTTAAATGCCAAGAGTTTGTACCCGCAAAACCGTAAAAGTGTAAATTGCAAGTATAGCTGTTAGCGTTTGAGCGTAAGGATATATCGCCATTGCCCCGTTGTTCCAAAAGGTTAATAGAGTTGCCGTTATTGCGTACCCGTATTGCAAGGTCGGTACTACTAGTGCCAGGGGATAAAATATCCAACCTTGCTGCGGGGCTTGCACCTATTCCAAGAGATAGACGGCTGTTAGCATTGTCCCAAAAAATATTAGATGCTTGTTGCAATACATTACCCGTACCCTCAAACAATACCCTGCCAACCGTGCCGCCTGTTATTGGTGTAGTACCGATTGCTAAGGTTGTAGAACCTTGTGTATAATTAGCCCATGCGCCAGAATGGAATATCCTGTTTATTACAGTACCGGCGGTTGAATATCCCGTGCCGCCTACTGTTGCCGTGCCGTTTCTTACAAACACCATAAACCCTTTACCTTCGGCGGGTGTAGGGTCGGTAAAGGTAGCCGATGCAACAACTGTATAAACACCGTCTAAGACAGCCGTTGTGTTGCTGTTAATTACAATGCTCTCATTTTGCTTTGCATCTAAAGCCGTTTGTAAGTCAGTTTGTGAAGATAGAGTCCCCGTTATACTTCCCCAAGTTGCACCTCCGCCACTTGCCGCTTGCCAACTTCCCCTACCATTAGCATCGGAAGTCCAAACATAACCATTAGCAGCACCCCTGCGAAAAGTTACCCCAGCTAAAAAAAGTACATCGCTTGAAAACGGTTTATAATTCATAGCAATTGCAGTTCAATCGGTTGCAATCTCGGCAAGTATAACGTAACCTATTGTTTGAATTACCGCCTACACCAATAACAACAACACCGCCTTTTTTTCTTGAACTCACCGTAGGGTCATCACCCCAGAATGGATAGTCAGTTGACTTGTTGCAAAGAAACTCTTCGCACTCATTCCAATATGCTTTACCTTGCTCTTTAGCGTTACTTATTGCAGCTTGCAAGGTTTTGGTATCTACCCTATCCGAAACGTCGCTATTATTTTTAAAAACAACTCCAAAGCGGGTTACATTAACATTTTGGTTAGCTAAAAAACGTGCATAGGCAAACATTACAATAACAGCCTTTAGCCCAGTAAAAGAATAGGTAAGGTTGTTATAGGTGTAATCGCCACCATTTAACAATGCTTGGTAATTACTATCGGATTGGTTGTTAACAAGGTCAGTATAAAACTGATTGCCCATTAACTCTTTAAGGTCAAATTGTTGCGCTTGGTTAATATAAGGGTTAAGCCTTTCTGTAACGTCTAAGTTACCCGTTAACTCCCTATAAGGCTCAAAATCATTAAACGTTATCAGTGCCATTATTCTGTTATTGTTGTACCGTAAACCATAGCTTTAGCACTATTCTCATCAACACCAAAGATAACCCTAATCATATTTGTTTTTTGTTCAGGTGTTAATACTGGGTCAACTAAAATAGTAGTAATTGATTGCACCCCACCAACTCCAATAACAGTAGCTAAATTTTGGCTGTCTACGTTCTCTGAAGTAGCTGTTAAAGGAATAATAGAATAGTCATCAGTTGGGTTAATAGGCATATAATAAAATGCAAAAATCTTTTTATAAACCTCTTCAATTATAAGCCTCTCATCGGCTGTTTTTTTGTTATAGCTTTCAACCGCTTCTATCTCTTCACCTGCCGTGCCAAGTTTGCCCGATACCTCTTTACCTATTAGTATGCTTGCCATTCCGTAGTTCATACGGATATTATCTTGAACCGAACTTTCAGTATACTCAAAAAGTTTGTCAGTATCCTGATAGTCTACCTTAATTAACTTAGGGTCTTGGCTTTCTTCAGGGCTATCAACACGCATTATTTTAGAACTGTTATCAGCACCTTGAAATGATGTTAATACGCTGTTGAGGTCATCTGTACTATCACCGTCTTCAGTTACCGCCCTATTTATATAGATATGCGATGCCATAAAGTTAGTTCTAATATCATTATACTTTTTAACCTTAATCTCACCATCAGTAACACAATCTTCTAACACTGGGTCTGATGTTGCCGTAGGGTATTCATGCCCGTCAACAGAAAAATAAAGTATCTGACCTTTGTATTTGTCAAAACCACCCGCTTTAATAACCTCTTCTTCTACGTTTTCAGGGTTAAAAAAATCAATATAGTCAATATTATCTTTTTTGATTTGCTTAAACCTACGCCTATTCCAGTCATCGTAAACGGCAACAGCATAAGGTATGTAGCTATCCTTTTCAACCGCCAACCTGCAATGCTCAAAAGGTACTGAATAAACATCGGTAATTTGATAGTTAGCATTGTAGTTAACGTGAAAGGCAAAGCCCCTAAACATTGCTAAGTCATTAGATACCTTACGCAATATAAAGTCATTGGTTTGACCTAATTTGTTAACCTTAGCCTTATAAAATGTTTTGTCTGCAAATCCTTGACCTACTATAAACTTGGTGTATATTTCGTTGCAGCGAAAAGCCGTAGCACTCCCTTTAATAATATCCATTACCCTTTGAGGGTAAGCATTATCAATATCGTATGCTAATACTCCTTCCGTAGCTATACGTTTTACAGTAAGCCTTTGTGGAATATCAACAAGTGAGGTGCGGTGTTTCATTATTTTTTAGGTTTACGCCCTTTTTTAACAGGTACTTTTACTTCAGTAACAATAGGCTCTTCAATAACTTTTTCAATTACTTCTGTTTCAACAACTGGGCTTTCTTTTAGCAAATCTTCGTTGATAGTCTTAAACTTTTTGCGTAGTTCAGGACGTGCTAAAAGCATTTCAATACAAGCGGATTCAGGTAAATACTTTTCTGAATAAGTAACGCCTTTAAAGCTGATTAAACTGCCTGTTTTTAGGGTAAAATTCTTAGTTGATTGCATATCTTGTTCGTTTGATGGTAAAGATAAGTAATTTTTTAATTTAAAGTAATCACGGTAAAGGTTGCCTGGGCAACTTCCACAAACTACACCCTTACCAAATGTTGATTTAAATAAAACAGCAAACTCTTTTTGAGCCTGTGAGTTATACATGACCTCGTTAACTGTCCACTTCATAAAAATTAGTATAAAAAAAGGGGCTTTTTATCGCCCCCTTTCCTTTAGTTAAACAATGTTATAGTAAGGCTTCAATTAATGCCAATGTTGTAGCATAATTGGTATCAAATACGCTAAATGGTAAGTGTGGCTCTTTTACAAGTTCCGAACTACCAAGTTGCAGTACATAAATGCCATCATTCTCCATTACGTTACGAACGCTTGTTAGCACTTCAAGACCGTTGGTTATACCATAAATCTCAAAAGCTGAATTGCCAGTAGCGGAACGGTTAGCATTTTCAACAATAGCACAAAGGTTGCCCGATTGTACCATTTTTTCAATTTGCGCTTTTGTTTCCGGTGTAATATCAAATGCTGCAAAACCTACATTGTGTTGGTAGCTGTCAAAATACTGACCTTTTACAAGTTCAGCACTTGCTGTAATTGAGTTGTTACGACCCTCTATTTTAAACAATGTTTGACCTGATGCTAATGTAATACCATCAACAATCTTTTGTGGTGTAATACCTGCTGTATCGTAGGTAAAATCAGCCCCGTCAAGGTTAAATAGATATAGGGTGTCTTTAGTTCCCGCAATAGGCGGGTTATCACAATCAATCAATATATCTGCGCTTATGCCTCCGCATTGTGCCATAATTCTTAGTTTTTAAAGGTTAATAAGCTACTTCTACTAAGTAATCTTCCAATACTTTAGCATCAAGGTTGTAAGCGAATTTAGCAACATATTTTTCGTTGTATTCGTCAAAGAACGCTTTAACTTCAGCAAGGTTGCCCTCTTCTTCAACACCTAAACCTAAGTTATCGGTAGTGGTAAGAATGGCACGGTGTGGGCGGTAGTATTTAGTACCGTTATCTTGGTAAAGGTCAATCATACGGTCAAAGAAATTAACACCAACAACCGGGATGCCGTTGTAAGAAAGTGCGCTAAAACCGCCCTCAATTCGTACAAAAGAACTATCAACACCTTGCATTTCTAATTCGTATGCGTACTGGTCAAATACTGTTTGTGTAACAATGTAAATAAGGTTGTTACGGTCACGCAAACGGAAATCAGCCGATACTTTAAGGGTGTGTAGCGTTGCAGTTGCTATACGGTTTGTAAGGTCGGTAGAGTTAAACGCTTGCAAAGCATAGGTAGACTGACCGTTTTTAGTTGCCAATGTGTCAACGTAACGTGCCGGGGTTGCTGTGCCAATTGCAAAAAGTTGTTTCCAAAACCCGTCAATAGGGTTGAAGTAGTCAACATCAATACCGTTTGTAATAACACCAGCAGGGCTATCATTGTAGTTAGCTGCATCAGTATCACCAAACCAAGCAATACGCCAAGCTGCATCAACGGCAGCATCAGTTAAACGCTCTTCAACAAAGTTTGCAAAGTCAGTATCAAGGATGTTTGTTTTGTTAACACCGTTTTTAGTAGCCCAAGCAAAGAATGTATCTTCTAAGTCAGTCCAGCAATCTTCAATACGGGCGGCTATGTACTTTGGAGTCCATACCTTTTCGCTAATATCAATAGATGCGGTGTCGGCAGTTGTTGAACAAGTTGTTTTTTCTTTACCAAGCAAGCCTAATTTACCAAGAAAAACAATTTGTTTGTTTGCCTTAATGCCGGTAAATACTTGGTGAAATTCGGTAATAGCAGGGCGTGTAAATAACGCCTCGTAGATAGCCTCTGAAAGTAGTTGTACTTCCCTACGGGTAAACGTATAATTGGTTGGGTTTAAAATTGCCATTTCTTATCTTTTTATGGGTTAGGTTAATTGTTTTTTAACAGGTTTGTATTCAGCCCTACGTTCTTTCATACCCTCAAAACGGTTATCGTCTTTTTTGTTGTCGGTATGGCGTGCCATGTTGTCTTTTTGGCGTGCCTTTGGAACGTATGAAGATTTTACGTTGGCTTTAAGTGCCTTTACTTCTTCTTGCAGGGCTTCAATTGTTTCAGCCGATTTTGTCAAAGCGTTTTCTACTTCTTTGTCTTCAGCTTCGTACTCTGCAACTTTAGCTTGCAGGGCTGTTACTTGTTCTTGTAGTTCAGCCATAGTGTATTCGCTTGGTGCGTACACTTCAGCAATTGCACCGCCCTCTGTAACAATACGGAAACCTGCTAAATCGCCTGTTAATGTATGCTCACCGTTTGGTGCTTTTTCACCTGTATTGTCCGAGCCTATGTAAACCATATCGCCAACTTTAGGCGCATCAGCTTCGGTTTCAATATACAGTTCAGTACCATCTTCTAAGGCACTATGCAAAGCCTTTGGCTCTGCTTCAAACAAGGCTTTTACCTTGTCAAGTAATGATTTTTTTTGTGTGGTCATTTTTATTTCAACTTTTCGTTTAGGTTGCAAATCAATTTTAGCATAAGCCTTAATAGGCTCTGCTATTGCGGTTATAAAACCAAGTTCTAATGCTTTGTTAGCGGTTAGGGTTGTTTCAACAGCCATTAGTTGACGTAGTGTATCAACATCTTGACCCGTCTTTTTAGCATAGAAATCGGCTAACTTCGTTTCGTTTTGGGTAAGCATTTCTGCCACCTCTGTAAACTTAGCAGCATCTCCACCCGCTTCAGTCCACGGGTTATGAATAAAAAACTCACTGTTAGGGGTCATTAATCGGGTTTCACCTGCCAACGCTATAACGGTGGCTATACTGGCGCATAAACCCTCAATAATAGTTTCAACGGGCTTATTTAACGATTTAATGTAATCATGGATAGCAAAGCCCTCGCTAACACTACCGCCCCGTGAATGAATGTGTAAACGTATTGTATCAAATTCACCTGCATTGGTTAATTGCTTTCTAATGCTATCCAAAGAAACAACACCAAACATATCAGCCATATCAGCCGCTACTGTATCTACTTCTCCGTAAGCGTATATTTCAGCTATTTTGCTCATTGATACAAAATTGTTAGTTTTGCTAAACACCATTACTACAAAAAAATGCAAGTAGATATATTAGCGCTTGGGGAGAGCCTAAAGGAATATAAGCCAACTGGCAATTTAACCATTGGTGTAAATGACATAGGGGCTTACTACCCTGCTGATGTGGTTATATGCGTTGATAACCTTTATAGGTTTAAGGGAGAAAGAAAAAAAACACTATGCAGTTATAAGCCAAAGGAATTTTGGTCGCATAAATTAGAGTTTAAACAATTCCAACCGGGCTTTAAAGAATACCAAATTGGCGGCACTCATAGCCTTAAAAATATGGGTAAAAAAAATACGGTTGTTTTTGGGTTTACTTCCGTTTATGCTGCAATAACTTTAGCGTATAACATATACGGTGCAACTGAAATAAATGTATACGGATGCGACCTTGTCAATCACCCAACATTAGGAGAAAAGAATATGCTAAACAAAACCGTTAAGCACCTTTTTGAACTGTTTTTGTATTTAAAGCAAAAAGGCGTAACGGTTAATCTGTATTGTGGTTTGGCTAAACTTTTCTAAACACCATAATAGTATTCTTAAACCACCAAAGGCTTGCCGCATCTCTTAACATTTGGCTTGTTTTAGCATCGTAATTGTACTCGCTAAACATTTTTATAACCTCTTCGTTTGGCAATTCGTTAACGTGTCCATCTCCACCTTGACCGGGTATAGCCCAACTGATAACAATACCTTTTGAAAAGGATGCTTTTAAATTAGATATAAATTGCTTTGTTAGTTCTTTTGGTATATGCTCACCAACTTCTAAACACAAAGTCCAATCCATTGGATGTGTATGTTCAAATGGGATGGTTAGGTCTTGTGTGTAACAATGTTTTGCTTTTCCTGTGTCGGGGTTTCCATCGTAGCCAAAACACCGTATTCCTGAAGATACAATCTTTTCAACATACTTACCCTTACCACAACCAAAATCAAAAACACCTATTTCAGAGTTTTTAAATACAGGCAATAACGCATTAGCTAATGGCTTATCAAAGGCGTGGTATTTATCCGTGTCATTACCCAACCAATACCCTGTTTCTGCAATTTTCATATATAGTGTCTATTCTGTTAGTAACATTCTCATCAAAACCATATTCACGGCTGTACCAAGTGTGAACGCAAAATGGACTGCCTTTAAAAAGCAATTCCGTAGTAATACCATCAGCCCAAATATAAGCTGATAAATTTAATGGTTTGCCTTTGGCGTGTAAATAATAAAAAAGCCCAGAAAACGGCTCATCGTTATTATGCTGAAACGTTCCCCTTTCTTTTGGGCGTGTTGCCTTTTTTATTCCGTCAAAGGTAAACGAATTAATAAACTCTTTAGACTTTGACCGTACCAATAAAGAGCAAGCCACAACATTAAAAATATTAAAGAATGGATTGTGTACCGCCCAACTATTTGACCGCCCAGGGTGAACACAACCATCGGGCATACCAACGTGAGTGAACGAATTGTCTTTTGTATACTTTAACAAGTTTAGCACAACATTCCAATCGGTAATAAAGCAATCCTCATCAATGTTTATTATGTAGTTAACCTTGTTTTCAACAGCGTGTTCAAACATATAGTATAGGTAGTCAACAGCCGCTTCAAAACCATGAAACCCAGTACACCTATATCTTATTACATCTTGAGGAATAAACTCACACATACGTTCCCACAATACAGGGTTGTTGCTTCTTGTATAAACAGCTACTTTCATAATAATACTTTTATATGGGTTACGTTTGCTTTTGCGGACCGTGATACTTCTTTATATTCTAAATTAGAAACCCCGTCATTAGCATCTATAATATTGACCTTTTCAGCGTTTGTTGCAGCGTGTGAGTAATCTCTTTTATGGTCGGTACATTCAAAAACACATTGCCGCCTATCAACAATAAGCCCTTTTGCTTTTACCCTATTAAGGCTCTCGTCATCTTCTCCACCCCACCCCCAAAAGTTATTTGAGTAACCATTGATTGAATAAAACACCTCTTTGTCAAATATGGTAACACCCCCAAAATAATCAGGGTATGGCATTTTATATTTAAACTGGCTGCATTTTGTTGCTATGTGGCACGGGTTTAAAGAATAGCGATAATCAACATCAGCAGGGCGCATATCAACATCATGGAATATATAGTAAGCGCATTGCTCTTTTGATACATCAGCCCCTATATTTAAAAGTTTAGCCCTGTTAAATGGCTTTTTGTCTGCTTGTTCAACCACATAAATATGGTAGTTTCTAAAGCCTTGTTTTTGCAAATAGCGTGTCAGGGTTGGGATAAATACATTAAGGTGCGCTTGCCTATCACGGTACGGAATAATAAATGCTGCACGTTGCTTTTGCTCTTTTAGGTGTCGTGGTACGTTATTAAGTTCCCCTAAGTGCCTTACAAAACCATTGCCGGTAATAATTGCTGAAACAAAACCTTTGTTTTTATAAAAAGCTCCTACATTGGCTTCAACAGTTGCACCGTGTTCACCGTTTTCCGCATATTGACTAAATGAGTTTAACAGCTTATACTCTTTTAATCTTCTTAGCCCAGGGTTAAAACTAAACCCATTCCATATTCCCAAATGTTTAGTTGTTGGGTGTTTGTGTTGTACTCCTTTGCAATTATAGATTTTTGGTAACAATGGATGCCCGTTGGTGTCGTTTTCGGCTCTTATCCAAACTTGCAATACATTCGGGTTGTTTTCTAATATAACCTTTGATTGCTCAATAAAGCCCGATTTGTAAAACTGCCAATCCTCTTCACAATGAAAAATATAAGGTGTTTTTACAAGTGCATAGGCTGTATCAATAGAGTATGGTTGCCCTTTGTTAACCTCGTTTTCTATCCAAGTAATAAACGGGTACGACTCCTTTAGTTTATCATTGCAGCCTTTTACCCCGCTATCGTCAATAACAATAAACGAGTGCAAAGAGTATGTATTAAATTCATCAAAACTTTTTAGTGTTTCGGCTAACAAGGTAGGTCTATTGCACGATGTTAGCACTACTGTAACATCAGATTGATTGGTAAAATTCATAGGCTTCAGGTGTGCAATGTTCTTTCAAAAAATTAGTATCGGGAGTGTAAATGTTAGTGCGTTTATGCCCACTCCCGCCCGACATACCTACCCCGTGTTTAATACCTATTGCCATTATTCTTTCAGGTCGTACCGTTACGCCTTTCCATTTACTCCAAATAAATAAATCAGCAAAGGCATAGTTGTTTGCCGGCATAGGATGGTCTATACAATTTTTACTTACCATAGTGCAAAACATACTCGCCCTTTTTTCGTGTTGTTGGTAATGTACGCCTTTTACCCCTAAGTGATAATAGTAAGTATAATCAATACCCAGTAAGTCGGGCTTGCCGTGTTGTACCCATTCAGCGTACATATAGGCTATGTAGTCGGGTTGGTAGTAATCGTCATCTTCCCAAAATACAATACATTCAGCCCCTTTTTTAACAGCGT